CAATGTCTTTTTCCAGCCCTTGCAGTACATCGGAGAGTCTTTCACCGTTGACAACGGCATCTTCAAAGGCGCTGGAGAAGGTGAGGCCCAAGTCCTTCCATTTGTCTTCAGTCTTGGTGGCTTCTTCTTCCAAACCCGCCATGACATGAAACATGGCATCACCATAGGTATCCCAACTGATCTTGCCTTTTTCCAGCAAGGTATCCAGTTCGGCCATTTGGTCATAGACACCGTTAGCGGGGTTTAACAGATCACGCCACCGATCCGCCTGGTCTTCAAGTTTTTGGTTGTACTCTTCGGCTTTCTGCGCGGCTTTTTCCTGCGCGTCATTCAGTTCATCCTGGACCTGTCTTTCTAAATTCTTTTGATCGAGGCGCTTTGCCGCATCCAACAACGCGGCCTTCTGACCGTCTTTCAGGTCTTTGTAACGGCCTGACTGAACGTCCCACAATGTTTTTTCATATTGGGTCTCCACTCCTAATAGCGCAATGGTCTGTTCCATTGATGCGATGGCATCTTCGAACGGGTCTTTCTTTGGTTTTTTATTGCCGCCGCCCATTTCACCATCAAATAAATTTGATGTAGGCAACGCGGTGGGCTTTACTGTATTGCGCGTGTTTAATTCAGCAAGCCGCTTAATACCATCCGAGAACTGCTTTTCAACAACCGCCATATCTGCCCTGATATCTTCTTCGGAAGGAAGAAATACATCAGCGAACAGCCTTTTGTGCTGCGGGTTGTTTTGAATCTCCAGGCGGCGGGCTAATTTAGCTTGCAGAACGCCGTATGTTTCCTGGGCGGTTTTAACGGTCTCTTCAGCGGCCAGTCTTGTTTGACTATTAATTTCAGAAAACTGACTGACAAATGCCGCTATTTTTGGCGCGGCCTCTGCAAAAGCATTGCCTATATCTACAATTGCCGGGGCGAGCTCTAAAATTATTTTTGTGGTTTGTACGCTCAACACCTGCTTGAGCGTTTCAAATTCCTGATTAGCCGCTGACGCTCCCCGCACCAGATCTTCATCCAGCACCAACCCCAAGTTGCGGGCTTTTTCGGCAAACTCATCGATGCCCCGCGCACCATCCTTAAACGTATTAGCCAGGTTTGACGATGACTCACCAAACAGCTTTGATGTCAGGGCTATTTTATTCGCTTGATCTTCTACCGCGCCGATAGTTTCAACGGCTTGCCGGAATATCTCATCGTTCGATTGGCTGAGGTCTATGCCTAACTGACTATAGACCTTGGACGCCTCACCCATGCCCATACGCGCCTCACCAAGACGACGATTGAACATTTCAAGCCCTGAATCCAACTCCCCCATGCTGACGTTGGTTTGATCAGCAGCAAATCTTAATTCTTGAAACCGCTCTACACTAAACCCTGTTTTATCGGCCGCCGTTTCTAGTGCCGCCGCTGTGGTGTGCGCTGATTTAGTAAGTGCAACCAATCCGCCAGTAGCTAATACACCGGTTGCAACGATCCCGCCAACCGCATAGCCAATGCTTTTAAATGCCTTTGTTGATTTTTTATTGGCGGCCTCTGACTCATCACCAAAATCTTTTAACTTATCAATGGCCTTGTTTATTTTATCTTCAAACGTGGCCAGATTAGCGTTGAAATCAACTGTTACACCTTTAGCCATTATTGAATTTCCTTGCTAATCTTTCGGTGGCGGATTCGGCTTTCGATTTGATTTCGTTCACGGCCGCACGCTTCTTATTGTCGAATGATTTTTTGATGAACTTCACGCCAAGCATATGGGTTTTTCCTGGCCCTGTTTTTCGGCCTGACCTTTTACCGAAATGCTTTACGATCTCTGACCGCCGCACCTTTCGAGGTCCATGGGTTTCATAACCATCTTCAATCCAGCGGCCATAGAAACCATCTTTCGGGTCATTTTTCCTTTTCCTGTCCGTAACGTCATGAATACACCGTATTCGCCGTGCTTCCAGCGTTTGATCTTGGATGTACGCAGGATGATGGCTCTTCTTAATCGCCCGGTTTTAACGGGCACGTTTTTTTTGGCCTCTTTCTGCACAACCCTGGCACCGGCATACAAGGACGCCAGCACAACGCGGGTTTTGTACTCTTTATCGAAACGCTTTAGTTTTCGGGAAACGGCAGACAGCCCGGAAACCTTGATTTCAATTCCGTCGGCCATCTACAAAACCCCGAATGGTGAGTAAGTCACGCACAAACGACTCAACGTCCTGTACGCCGTATAGCTCTGCGATAATTGGCAATGCAGCCCAATCTATTCCCTGCATGTCTTTGTAGGCTTGCAGGGCTATTTCTGCACTTTCAGGGGGCGCTGACTGAAATTTATTCTGTGTGGATTCCAGCCAGCTTAGGAGTTTTTTGAGGACTCACCCGCTTTTTCTCTATGCTTTTTATAAGCGGACATCACACCGTTAATCAGATCACCCCAAAGATCAGGTTTGTCTTTTATCCATTCGATAAATAACGCCTGATCAAACGGAACAGAATCACTGGTACCACCTGAATAGAAATCAAGCTCAGTAAATCCTTTCCAGTCAACGACGAACTTGGAAACACCCAATACCGCTTCTTTTTTTGAGGCGTATTGCATTTCCATTGCGTCGAGGTCTGTGGGGCGCATGATGGTTATAGCGTACCCGCCAATCGTTATACACGACTGACGGGCAAGCCTTATCTTATCTATTAGACTCATTAGCTTACGTAGTTAGTCGGCAGGCCAGAGGCGGTCAGTGTGGCGGGTGTAGTGACCAGATCTTGTGCACTACCGCCCGCTGCACCGGTTGCGCCGACGTAGCCATAGAACAGCGTCATGGAGCCGTCTGAGAAGGTCATTCTGACCGCGCGCTGTGCCTTGACGGCTGAGGCGGCTTTGAGTGCAGCCAAACCGGCGTCTTCAGGTTGCCAGCGGTTTTCCAGCGCGTAGGCGATGGCGGAGGCCAACCCGGGTTGCTGGGTTGATATTTTGTCATGGATGGTGGTGGTATCGACAAAGTTGTATTCACCGCCACTGGCGCTCACGCTGCGCACCGTGCCCAGGCTGGTGCCGAAGGTGATGACTTCAAAGGTACCTGAGCTGAAGGTTTCATACAGGGTGCTGTCTTCGCCTTCCAGCGCGAATGACCCGGAAGAGGCACTGGCCACCCGGAACACCCGCTCATTGACTTCGTTCATGCCGGATGTTTTCAGCACCACGAAATCACCGTTGGAGGGATCAGACCCGGCATGGCTTACCACGGCTGGGCTGGCTTTTGTAATGGCTGTGATGGTAACGGCGGCGGCTAGTGCAGATTGAACGGCTACGGCTACGCCTGACCAGACTCGTGCGGTCATTGTGTTTCTCCTTTATACCAGGGTTTCGGGTTGACCTTCATAGGTGTGTATCTGCACCTGCCATTCGAGTGATATTTCGGCATAGGCGCGTTCGTTTTCTTCTTCGATCATGTCGCTGTCACTGGCGACCAGGTAGAGCTGTTTCAGTTTGGGCAATGCACCGCGTAAAGACGCCACGGTGAGGGTGGTTTCTATTTCTGCCGCCATCGCATCCATGGCGTCTTCCAGCGCTTCACCTTCGATGATGCGCAGGTGACCGCGTACAGAGAGGCTGATGTCTCGCTGCATTAAATAGTTGTCGCCAATATCCAAGGGCTGTTCTGTTTCTGCCCCAAGAAAAACCAGCAGATAGGGCGCAACGTCACGGGCGGGCGCGATGCGGGTTTTGAATACCCGCTGCCAGTTGACCGGCGCAGCGGACAAGAGCGCCCCTACGGCGTCCCGTATCTGTTTTCTTACGTGTGCCATGTGAGCCTTAGAATTTAGTGATGCGGTGACGTTCTAACAGGTCATAGAACTGGCGCGGCATACGGGATGGCCCGATGCCGCTTTCAACTTCTGACTGAAACTTGATCCAATGCCCGACCGCGATATAGAGCGCGCTTTTGATGTCTTCTGGCACATCGGCGGCATCACCAAACCCCGCCACGTAGCGTATTTTTACCGCGTTGGCCGCGTCATAGGTGGCCGGCCAACTTTCACCCGCCGCCAGCAGTACCCAGGGCAATGGGCTGTAGTCATCCAGCACATAGTTGCTGCCTGATAGCGTCTGTTCGGTGCCGTCACTGTCCAGGTATTTGATGGAGGTGATCGACTGAACCGGGCCTTTGAGTAGTTCAATTTCAACCGGGAAGTGATCAACCGCCAGTTCCAGGGTGCGGGTGATGAACGAGCGTTCCGTGTAGGATTCAGCCTGCTCTACCGCCGCCTGTATCAGCGCGGGAATTTCGGTGTCTTCCAGGGCATCGGTGATTGATAACCGGGTTTTTACATCCGCCAGCGTGATGGGGGTAGTTGCTGGTGGTGCGATTGTTTTCGGTGTCATTGCCAACGCCTTGAGTGAGTGATTGCCGGCGGTCTACTGGAGTAGCGGCGCCGGGTGGCCCTGGCCGCCGCGATGACCCCTTGACCTGATGTCGATATATCTATGCGGGTTTGTGCATAGGCCGTTGCAGACAGCGCCGCTACCGTGACAGAACTAAAGTGCAGTGATGGGTCAATCAGTGATCCATACGCCACTGCGGGTAATGGGCTGACTAACTGCCCCGATGTATTAACATCAGCCCCTATTGTTTTTCCGTATCCGATAGCGGGCGTTGCTGCAATGGATACTGCGCCCAGTGATACATCGGCGCTTGTGCTTCCGTAAGCGGTGATCGTGCCGCATTGAGCAATGACACTGCCCAGTGTTGTTGTGCTGCTGGTTGTACCGTAGGCCGTAGCTTGTGCTGGTGATACCGCGATACCGTTTTGTAATATCGATGGATCAACCGTTGCTGCGTGAGCAATGGCAGCGGATAGGTTGATGCTGATACTGCCCTGTTGAATGAGTCCGATTAAGGCTGATCCGTAGGCAGTTGCTGGTGCTGGGTTGAGCGACAGGCCGCTTTGACTGATTGCACCTAATTGTGCTGCCGCATAACCCAACGCTGGCGTTGGTATGACCTGCACCGCTCCTAGCTGGGTATTACCCAGTATTGTGTTTGCATACGCAGTGCTGACGGCTGGCGATAGTGATACATCCCCGGCCATTACGGATGGATTGAGTGTTTTTCCGTGCGCGGTGGCCGGGGTAATGGCTACACCGACAGAGCTTAATACTGCGGTTGTGCTGGATGCTGCATAGGCGGCTGATGGGGATAGGGGTACGGTTATACCACCCCCACCCGTTGATAATATTATTCGACTCGGGCGCATGGGTTAGGCCGGAACCAGGAATTGGTAGGGGTTGCGCGCTATATCAGCTCTACGCGCCGCAGACGTTTCAGGCCCCTCTAATACCTGAGCAAAATAAATATTGTTGTAGTAACAACGCTCCGTACTGCGCAAATACCCTCCTACATTTATCTCACATGTTCCGCTGGGCCAGCCGAATGAATGAGCGTGAGAGAAATCGCGTAGCATGCCATTGCTCGCCCCACCCAATAGCAATGTTGTCAGGGATAACGTTGATTTGTCATACGAGGCGACCATCACGACCTGATCTGCTGCTGCCAGATCAGTATCATTAGTTACTACGCCATACGATCCATCTGCAAATAGTGTACTGCTGGAGTTACCCGCGTAAACGTTGGCGTACAGATAGCCCAGCCCACTACCAATAGCCAGGCTGCAAATACCGTAGTACTCGCCAGTTGGCATGATCGATACTAGCGACGGGTACAGTGTTGACGGCATCGTAGACACATCGGCTACTGCTATCATTGTCAGGCCGTCAGACTGGAAATTGGCCCCGTTAATTGAGCCGAATTTGAGCCGGCCTGATGTATAGCTGCCAGCTCTACTGGCAGCGCCCAAGCGACCTGTCGCATTGATTACGGTGCCGTATGCAGAAGGTGGTCTAGATATTACTGGCACACGCCCAGCACCAATCATGGTGACGTATGATTTCCTTGTAGTTACAACCGGGCCAGTAGGCTGTCTGCCTGGGATAAACAGTTCAGGCATATCAAGACGAGGATCAGGGAGTATCAACGCCACAGTTACGCATCCTCATACGCATGACGGCGGAATTTCAAGGTGTTTCCAGTTGCCGCTAGCGTCTGCCCTGTGCTGTTTTTAATCACACATTTGAAATCGCCAACAGGCAGCTTTACATCCTCAAATATAAGAGTGCGAAAAGCTAGCGCACCATCGTCTATACTGACTGGGCCTCTATAGTAGTTATCCAGGCATGCACCCACAGTTGATCCGTAATTAACATCGTCAACCTCTGGTATCAGGTAGAGGTGACAGGCCGCACCTGCTGTGCGGTTTGTTCCCTGTGCCGCAATATACAATTCAAAGTTTCCGAAAAAATCCCGTTCACCTGTTGCATCGTTAGATATTGATGGCCCTGCTGCGGAAATGCCCGCGTTGGCAAGCCCATTTAGCTCTGTAGTTAGGCATGCTTCCAATATGCCTTCGGCTGTATATTTGCCTGCCATTAGATTTCCCCCTCGCTACGCCATCTCAATGCAGTTTGCACGTCGCCTGCTTGCAGATTAGGCCAGCGTAATGACAGCGCTGCACCCATAGCCATAATCAGCGCTTTATCGGTTGCATCAATTAGATTTGCAGCAATCAGCGCATCCATCATTGATTCAAGTTTTGCGGCGACCATTGGTCCGGTAGCTGGGTCAGTCAGACGGAAAGACTCGAACACGGTGAGCGCGTCCATTGTGACTTGGGCGGCTATCTCAGTGCTTACTTTGATACCCATCCATTTATCAGTCAGGATCAGATATTTTTTAATTTCAACCGTGTCGATGTCTTTAGTAACGGCTTCAGTTTCAGCAACCATCACATCAAACGCGGCTTGATATTGTGCAGGGTCAGCCATCGGCTTACCGTTGCTGGCAACAAGATCACCCGACCCTATTATTTCGACTGCGCGATCTGCTATTTCTGCGTAATTTGGCATCACATAATCCTATTAATGTAACCAGTCACTGCGCTTTCTCTTTAACGTACCCTTCAAACCAAAGTTGATTTATCGCTGTTCTCACGCGAGACCAGTTTTTTGCATGTACAGACCGCCACGAATAAAGTGTTTTGCCTTTGTCTGGCGTCCAGCTTGCACGAAGCAAACCGCCGGGAACTGGCGTTGCTGTTATCCTGACTTCACCACCATCAATGATCAGGCGACAAAATGCGTACATTACGCAATTGCTGTGCTTGCGCTTCAGTAGCCAGCGGATAATCCATTTAGCCAGTGACATGACGGACGCTTAAAACTCACCACTCACCATCGCCTGTGCTGCCCGGCGTTTTGTGAGTCCGTTATGGTGTTTTTTGAAATCGTTTGCGCCTCGTTGGGCATCTTCGTCTGTGCCTTCGAGATTTCTCAGCGCCCACTCTTCACGTTTTATAATCTTGATTCGCAGCGGTACGCCGAGCAGTGATTTCAAGTCTTCAATCGCACAGCGTCGGGCTACTTCTGCGCCGTATTTATCAGCGGGTAGTTCCAGCATACCGAGGTAGTGCGGATAGGCTGTCTCTGGGTCTATCTGTACTTGCCCGTCGTTCATGCTGGCCCAAGGAGGGAGTTTGTTAGTCGTCATGTTATGCCGCCTGTTGTAATCTGAATTCAGGGTTCTGTAGTGTCAGCGTCTAACCGTCTGATACGGTTCTGTCGGATACCAGATCCCAGCCGCCCATGACCAGTCGACTTGCTACCGTTGCGTTGTCGTCAGTTAGTGCGGAGTATCGCGCTCCGCTGCCAGATGCCGGAATTGGGCCACCAGAGGCAGTGAACACCACATCGGTCGTTTGCACATAGGCCAGGTCGTTCGTGTCATCCTCGACAATGGCCTCGAAATCAGTCGTGCCACGTGCTTTAGCCGCGCCACCATCGGCATAGCCGTTTCCTGTGGCAATCTGGGTAAGCTCAGAAGCTGTGTTTGTGTCAGCAACAACAGCGGCGGCTGACGTAGCTAGAAGAACATAGAAGTTGGTCGGGAATGCGCCGCCGTTGAACTGGCCGCGAAACATGCCCTCCAGTAGCAGGCCAAGCCCTTTATTTGTCTGTGGCATTGCGTTTTTCCTCAGTTATTGGGTACGTTTTGCGCGATGGTTAAATTTTGTTTACCAGGAAATAGAAAGGCGGCACTGAGCCGCCTTTTGGTGGGTTCGGTTCTTTATTAACCGCCGGTATCGGGGTTTTCATCATCAGGGGCTAATTCGCCGGACAGGTCATCAGTAACGACAACCTGTTCTTGCTCACTCATTACGCCGTGATGTGTGATGACGCGGGCTCCTTCTTCAATACAGTATTTGACGGCAGCCGGCTTATCATCAGCAAAGCCGGCATTTACCAGGTCTTTGATGGTATCGGCTTCGGCTTCGATGACCTGGTTGGGTGTGTAGTCGAAACCATCCAACGGGGTATTGACCAGGATTCTGGCTTTTTTCATTGACATGACCGTTTCCTCTTGTGCGATTCAAGCAGGGCCAGCTGACTGGCCCTGCTGTGCGTTGTTGATTACCGAGACCGCTTAGGTGGCGGAGTTTTGGTAGTATTTGACGGCGTTGGCATCCAACAGGTTGCCACCGGAACGCGCCCACATCAGGAAACCGACCTGGCCTAATTTGGCATAGGCTGAATCAGTGAAGCGGAAGAGTGACGCCTGCATCACATCACGGATGTAGTATTTCGCCATATCTCCAAACAGAATGGATTTGGCGTTTGCCGCCATGGTGGCAACATTCTGATTAATGGTGACACCGTAGCCCAGGACTGAATCAGCCATCGGGCCACCCAGGCCATCGTAACCCGGCAGGAATATCGGGCGGCCCTGGTCGTCTTTCAGTTTACGAATCACCTTGAGTGAGGCGTCGTTCATCATGAAACGACAGTTACCCGAGAGGCGATAGGCGGGGTCAACCGCATGTACCAGGTCAACCAGGTCATCAAAGCTCACGGTGGTGGTTTGGCCGGTGGTGCCGGTTTTACCTGCCCCCGCACCCGTTACAATTCCGCGCGGCTGGGATGTACCCGTACCGGTTGTGAAGTAACTGTTTGTGATGCGCCCGATGCGCTCAACCAGACGGTTGCTGACAAAGCCCTCGATATCTACCTGGCTGTCCTGCAGCAGCTCGAACGGGACGGCCACGATCTTTGAGCTGAACTTATAGGCGTTGAGGGATACGGTTCCGAAGGTTGGATCAGCCGCCGTTGCGGTGGTGTTTTCAGCGATCAGCTCACCGGTCTCACTGGTGCCGTCTGATGTAGGGAACGAGAGGGCATTACCCATTTCAGTCTGGATGACTGTTGCGGCCTCACGCATGCCGCCAAATGCCTTGAGGGCATCGATAATGGTTTGCGCTACATCTGACTGCACGCTGTAACCGCCTTCTGAGCCAGTGCCGGTACTCATGGTGTTGCGGATGCCTGCCCACTCTTCGGCAGACAGGGCGTTATCACCACCCCGCAACCATTTGGCAAATAGGGCGGAAGCCGGTGATTTGTTGTCATGTGCATGACGATCAGCGGCGTTTATAACAATTTGGGTTTCCGCTTCCACCGCCATGGCATCCAGCAGTTTTTGATGGCGGTTGATTTCACCGTCAAGCGCGTCGATTTCAGCCATGCCTTCATCGTATTTCGCTTGCAGTTCGGCGGCCCACTTGTCACCTGGATTTTTCTCCAACAGTGCATGGAGTCCCTGAGCGCGTTCGCTGCGACGCTCCCGCAGTTCTTGAATGCTGGTTGGCATTGTTTTGTTCCTCAAAAAGTTATGGACATAAAAAAACCGCCGTGAGGCGGTTTGTGTTGCAAGACACGGGAGCGCGTCAGGCAGCAGTAGCGACCAGGCGCAAGCGGCGCGCCAGGTGGTCTGTGTGGCTGTTGTTGTAAGCCGCAGTTGGTTCTGGAATTATTTCTGGTTCAGGCGCGGGCTCTGGTTCTGCAACCGGTGCCGGTTGCGGGGCATGGCCATAGGCCGCTAAGTTCCAGTGTTGCGCGGGCGCTTTGGCTTTGGCCTTTGACCCGAGTGTATCCATACTCGTAGCAAAGCCGTGCTCTACGGATTCATCGGCATCAAACCAGGTGGTGGCTGATATCCATTCACTGATTTGTTCTGGGGTTTGGCCGGTTTCGCGGGCGTAGGTTTTAACCAGGGTGCCGTCGATCTTTTCCAGCAGACCCGCCACTTCCATCAGCTCATCGGAATTACCGATGGCGATGGTCCAGGCTTTATGGATCATGAAGAAGCCACCTTCACTAATCAGCACTTCATCTGCAGCCAGGGCCACGTATGAGGCGGCGCTGGCGGCATAGCCGTCGATATGGGCAATGATTTTACTGGGATGTTCACGGATGGCTTGTTCCATGGCGCGCCCGGCAAAGACATCACCGCCCGGACAATCAAAGCGCAGATGGATGACGGGCGCAGTCAGGCTGTTTAGAGTGCGTACAAAGCTTTCTACACCGATGCCTCCCCAGTAGTCATCAGCCACGATGACATCATAGAGGTAGATGGTGGCCTCTTGCCCGGTAGCGTCAGCGCGAAATTGTCCTACTCCGCGATTGTCCGCCAGCAGTTTAAGCAGTGGGTTCATTGTCTTCTACTCCATGGAGCTTTTGGCCACCATCAATAGGCGGCAGGTTATCCAGTTTGCGGACTTCGTTAACCGTCATCCAGCCCGGCTCACCCGCGCGACCCAGGGCGATGCGATAGCCTTCATTGCGGGTTTTGTAATCTCCGCGCTCAAGACCTGCTGTGTTGAATTCAACAAAGGTTTTTCTATCACGGAACAGTTTGCGGTTGAGTTCTTGTTCAAATTTAACCAGGTGACGCTGTAGGGTGTATTTCACAAAGCCGATGGACATTTGCTCTACACCACTCCCCCAACTTGATGTTTTTTCGGTGTGGCCGATCATGTGGGGCGGCACACCAAAGATGCGCGCGATGTCTTCAACCTGAAATTTTCGGGTGTCGATGAGCTGCGCGTCTTCGGCATTCATCGTTAATTCATGCACTTTGATCCCACCGGTCAACAGGGCGGGTTTGTGGTTGTTGCCCAGGCCGCGATAGCGCTCATCCCAGCTGGCCCTCATCATATCTTGCTGGTCTTTTGTTGGGTTGCCCGGTAATTCAAGGGCGATATCAGGCCGCGCGCCGTTGGTGAAGAAGCTGCCACTGTATTCATCCGCCGCCAGCGATATTCCGGCCGCGTTGCGCAGGGCGTGGCGGATTTGGCTTTGGCCGTTACAGCCGTCAAAACCTGCACCGGGTACGTGGATCATATCGTCTTGGTCAACGACTTCTGTTTTACCTTCATCATTCTTTACGTGATACCAAAGGCGGCCATCTTTGCGCACGACGGTTACGCGGGATTTATGCAGCGGATCAAAACCCGTGGCCATAGGTGAGCGCCCTTGGCGCTGGATGCGCGCAAAGCTGTCACCGTTCAGCAGGAGTGACCCGGTTAAAAACTCCCAGAACACGGCGGCCGATAGGGCCTCACTTGGCTGGCGATTAAGCAGCCACCAGTAGTCGTGATCAATTCGCTTTTTTTCACCATCCTGGCCACGCTGATAAACAGGCAAGGGCAGACTGGAAAGCGCGCCACCGATCAGGTTGACCGAGGCATAGACGGCAGACACGCGCATAGCGCTCTGTTCGGTTACCGCAACACCGGACGCGCTGAGCCCGCCGGTCATCCAGTCAAACAGTTCGGTGCCTTTGATTATTTTTGATGAGTCGAGCGTTTCATCGCGCACCACAGGCGTGTTGCGCGCCGCTTGTTGTTCGGATACAAATTTATCCAGTATAGGGCTGCCAGGAACACGGCATTTTTCCAACGCAGAATTGAACCGATCACAGGCGTCTAATCGTTGTGTCAATTCATTCATAACATTATTAGCTCAGGTGTTGGCTGCAGTTCAGCCTCTTTGTTCGATTGTCCAGCGGCCATGATGCCGGCGACAATTCCGTCAACCCGTCCTGTGGCGCGCTTTTTGTCAATTTTTCTGTTGCCGGATGGGTCAGAGGCGATTACGGCGTTGGCCGCACACCAGGTCATAACCGGATTAGCGTTGTGTTTGAGTGCATCATTGAGCAAGCGCCGCTCAAATTCATCTAGCGCCGGGCTCATGTCTTTGAAACCCTGCCCGAATGGCTGCAGGGGCAACTCTATGCCTTCCTGCTCCATGAGCATTTTCAGGTCTTCAATACGCCAGCGATCAAACGCGATGGACTGAAGGTCATACTGTGATGCGTCTTCAGCCACCTGTTTTATCACTGCCAGTTTGTTAATGGCCTTCCCTGGCAAGGCAACTAAGTGCCCAGCATCACGCCACGATAAGTACGGTACGCGATCAAGTCGTTCTTTTTCTGTGAGCTGATCACCCGGCACCCAGAAGCGCGGGAGTATCCGCCAATACGGGTCATCCTCTGTTGGCTCAAAGAGCAGTACGAAGGCGGTCAGGTCTTGCGTGCTACCCAGATCCAACCCGCCCCAGCAACGGCGACCGCGTAATTCTGTTTGGTCAAAATCGGTGTCTTGCGCGGAGAACCAGATCTCACTGCCAATCCATGGCGATGCGGCATCGACCCATTGGCAGAAGTTGAGGCGACGAACGATGCTTTCTTTCGAAGGCATCCCACGCGCTTGCACAACCTGTTCACGCAGGTACTTTAGGCCGGGTATGCCCGCCTCAATACTGGGGTTGGCTTTTACCCAGCATGTTTCATCTTTGAATGGATCATCATGCTCATCTAGCGAACAGACGAACGAGAAAAACGAATCATCCTGTATGGTGCCTGCAGCAATTTTGGCGCCGTAGTCATGGTAATCCCAACAGACTGACTGTTTGTCAGTACCGCTGTTGGTGATCATGAACATCAACGCCTGGCGCCGCGACTTTGTGCCAGCGCGTAGCATCTCAACTACTACGGGAGATCGATGCTCGTGTATTTCATCAATCAGACCAATATGCGGGCGCGGGCCAGATTGACCGTCATCAGCACTGATCGGGCGAAAGAAACTATCACTTGAGTGATACGCCAGGTTCCACTCTTTACCCGGTGAACCGCTTTTGTGAATTCTGCACGTCAGTTCCGGTGACAGGTCAACCATGGCCACCGCGTCACGAAACAAAACCATGGCTTGGTCTTTTTTCGTTGCGGCCGCGTAGATTTCCGCGCGGGATTCTTGGTCAGCCGTTAAACCGTAAAGCCCAACACCGGCGGCTAGAGGGCTTTTTCCTGAACCTTTTGCGGTCTCAACATACGCTACACGGAACCGGCGAAAACCATCATCACCCAACCAACCGAACAGGCTGCCAATAATAAAAAGCTGCCAGCCTAATGGCTCAAACGGTACCCCTTCATACTCACCGCCGTTTAAGCAGAGAACATCACGGAAGTAGCCAATTGCCCAGTTGACGTGATCAATCGACCAGACCAACCCGCGCTCATGGCCAATCTCTAAATCATTCAGGTGACGCTGACAGGCATCCCTGACATGCGGCCCCGCAATTGTTTTACCAGAGACAACCGAACGGGCGTATTCGGTAGCCTCATCAGAAATACTTTTCGGGTCCGGCCTCTTCTTCTGCGCCTGAGCCGTTTTCATCTGATTCAAATAATCCCAATTGCATATCACCCTGCGAAGGCTGCACACCTGTTCTAGCGCTCGGGTTCATGCCAAATAATGCACCGTATGACTTCATTGTTTCAGCGGCCTTATTGGCGATCTGAAATAAAACACTCTGTTGTTCATAGCCGCTTGGCGTCACAGTGATGTAACCAGTAAAGCCTGACACTTTCAGTTTACGGCGAGCCTCACACCAATCACCCCACGCCTGACAATAAACAGCCACAGCAGCCATATCGACTTGAGCAATAACGCGTAATTTTGCCAACTCAATTGTCACCCGTTCCCATTCACCCCGCGCATCATCTGACAGAAGATCAACAGGGCAAGCAGGTACCTCGATTGCAGGGTGCAACCCAGCGGACAGCACCGCCGCAGGCTTTTTAGACGGATTACCGTTGAGGTAATGAACGCTCGCTGGCTTACTTTTCGGCCCTCGCTGTCCCATATACCCCCCTCCAAAACTCCCGCTTGTAAAAACAACTA